TGTTAATATATGCGTTACAAAAAGTCAAGAGGTTTTCCAAAATTTTTTTGCTGTCTCGCTATGAGGTTGTCAAGGTGCAATCTGGATAGGTCAGTTTAGAGTGACCTCCACACTGGTCTGCATCTCTCCATATACTGTGCTCACGGTGAGGGAGGCCCTCAACATATCCCCTTCCACGGCATACGTAAAGCCGGAGATCCCCCGCACCCGGTCGTCCATTTTCAGCGCCTCGGTGATACGCCGCTGAAGTTCCGAGGCCACATACCCTGGGTCCTGCCCGATGAGCCCATCCCACTGCATCCCGGAGTAGGGGGAATAAATCTGCCAGCGGAACCGCTCCACATTGAGAATGACCTCCACAGCCTGCCGGACAGAATACCAGCCGTCACATTCCCCCTGGATGCGGTTGGTTTCCTTGTTGATATACCACGTCCTGGAGGGCTGGGAGACGAAGGACACCCCGGCGGACAGGTCGATGGCGGATGTAGGTAAAGTCGGCATCAGGCTTCCTCCTCAAAAATCCGGGACAGGACGATGAACTTCTGCCCGTGCTGTACCCGCAGCAGGAGCACTCTGTCCCCCTCCTCCAGCCTGCGGTTCAGGATAATAAAACCGTCCTTGACAGGCAGCTTCTTCCCGTCCTCCCAGCACACAATGTCCTCCCCCTGCAGGGCGGCGTCCGCCCCCTCAGACACCAGAGCGTATTCCCCCAGGTAGGAGCCGTCCAGTCCCGTGGTGGTGGTGCCCGCCGAGTTGGCATGGGTGTGGGAGAGAGTCTGAATCCGGTGCCTGTGGGCCAGCACCGGGATTTTCTTCTCAATCACCGGCTCAGTGAGGCAGAGCTGCCTCCGTCTCAGGGGAGATGTGGCAGGGTTAATGGTAATCTCCAGCGGTTCTTCTCTGGTCACCGTGCCCACCCGCAGGTCTGTTGGCTGCCCGGCGGCGGTGTTCTCCTGCATCATCTGGTACAGAACATCTTTCAGATCCACGCACTCACCTCTTACACATGTTCCAGCCCCAGGGTCTCAAACTCCATTGTGTGGTCGTCATTTGCCCAGGTGTGGGTCACCTTCTCCAAAAGGACGTATTGGTCGAGATTGATATCCCCAAGACCCTGCACCTTCATGAGCACCATCTGTCCCGCCCGCAGGCCGGGCACCCCCAGGGAGGATACCTTCAACGTCCGCATCCGGCGGTTATAGCACGACAAGGTGGCCCGGGCCTGGGCCTGTACCTGCGCGTCATTCATGGTGCCATCCACCGTCTGGTAGAGCTGGAGCATGCCCCACTGTCCAATTGTGGCGCTGTCCTCCGCTACGAACACATCCGCCCTGCCGGTCTCCTCGTTGGGCCGGGCCAGTTTGACGTGGTTGTAGGTCTGCTCGTCGATGTCGGTCTTGTAGGTGTAGTCGGTCAGCAGGGACATGTCGCCGATGACCACGTTGGAGACCATATCCCGGGGCTGCCGGAGGGCCAGTCCGTTTCCATCATCGAACAGTACATAGATGTTCCCGGTGTTGAGCAGGGTCTGTTGGATGGCTTCCCCCAGGATATCCAGGCAGCTCTCGTCCTCCTTATAGAAGTCCGGGATAGCGTACCCTGTATCCACTACCTGCCCCACGTCAATCTGGAGGTCGGCGGCGATCTGCCGGAGCATATCCCCGGCGGTCTGCGCCTCAAAGTTATAGGATGCGTTGGCCTTCAGATAGCGGATGCGGTCGTAGCATGTGACCTGAATCTCCCCCCAGCGGTCCTTGCTCTTGGTGAATACCCAGCCGTAGAACTGGAGCTGGCCGTCCGCCGAGAACCGGACGATATCGCCCTCGGCGAAGCTCAGATCCCCGGCTTTCAGTACATTGAATTTCAGTGTGCCCGGCGAACCGGTGCGTTCCGTGCTCCAGGTAACCTCCGGCACGGAGTTGGATATCTCCCACATCTTTCCGCCGGACTTGTTGGCAATAATCAGCTCTGTCTTCACGTATCGCTCACCACCTGGAGGGCGTTTTTGTCTATCCAGCCCAGGGGATTCCCGGCCTCGTCTGTGATGTGGACGCTGGCGGGGCGGGTGGCGTCTACAATCCGTGACACCAATACCCTCCGTCCGGAGGCCGTGCCGTGTGGCTCATCCCCGTAGCTGGTATAAAAATAGGAGCCGTTGGCAATGCACGCCGCACCGGCATAAAGCTGTCCTTGCGGGATTGTGCGGGAGGGTTCCGCTGTGACTTCCACCGGCATCCCCGCGGGCTGCCGGCCGCTCTGTGCAGAAAGAGACTGCGGGGTATAATCCCGATACTCGGTCAGAGTCAGATCGTAGTAAAAATCGCCGGTCTCCCCTCCGCGCTCCTCGGTGTTGAACTGGGTGACCAGCACTTCAAAGCCGGTGTCGCCAGTCATGAATGGCTCCCCGTTCTCATAGTACCGCACAGGGGTGTAGATGATGGGCGCCTTGTCGTTCATGGCGCTCTCAAAGAACTGGATGTAATACTCAGGCGGGTGGAAGGCGCCCCATTGATTGCTTCCAGAGAACTCCCGCCCGGGGAAAAAGGAGGAAATGGTTACCTCCCGCAGCTTGGGTATGCGGGGGATCATGATGGGGCCGATGCCCAGCACGTTGTATTCGCTGTTGTCGTTGTCCCGGGCCACGGGCAGCTTTTCCGGGTTCACCGGCAGGCGGATGACCGTACCGTCCCGCGTGAAAAACAATCCGAAGTTATTGACGGACATACCGGCCTCCTCTTTTCTTATCCGCTTGCGGGCCGCGCCGTGCTGCGCGTGGAGCCGGAGGCGGTCTGCTCGATCAGAATGTCCCGGATGGCATTGGCGAGGCTCTGGCGGTCGGCGGCGGTCCGCCCGGTGTTGGCTCCGTTGACCGTGATCACCGGAGTCTGCGCCGTCAGGTTGACGTTGTTCACATACCGCCGCTCCGCCACGTCCACCAGGGATTTGATGTCCTCGTCGCTCATCTTGACCGACTTCTCGATGCTCCCTACGCTCCCGGCGATATCGCCCAACTGGCCGGAGAGCTCGTCGTAATCGAGCAATCTCAAGAAGTCTTTTGGCGTTTGGCCTAGTTACTCCGGTTTCCCATTGGTATACTGCGGCATCTGATACACCTATATTTTTCATTACTTGACTTACAGAAAGCCCAGCCGAGATACGTGCATCACGGAATCCCATTTTTTCACCTCCGAACACTAAGTTTTACTTGACAATTCGATAGACTTAGCTTAATATAGGAAGTGCCAACAACTTATATTATGCAAAGTCCGATTTTGCGTGGGCTAGGTTTTTCTTTGCCATCGCTTCAAAAACTAGTATATACTAAGTTTTTCTGATTGTCAAGAATAAATTAGTATTTGCTAGGCGGCGTTTTTACCAAACTGGAGGAAAGTATTATGGGTAATTCGCCAATTGTCAGCAGAATCAACGGTTTGCTTGCTGAGAAAGGGATTTCAAAGCGAGACTTCTATCGAGATTGTGGAATAACTTCTGCATCCTACTCTTTATGGAATACTGGAAAAACAACTCCAAGAATGAAGAACTTAGAAGTCATAGCCAATTATCTTGAAACAACAACGGATTATTTATTAACCGGACTTGGTGAAAAAGAAAAAGCGCCCACCCAGGAGGGTGAGCGCGAGATTGATGACCGCCAAATGAAAGCGGCATTTTTAGGAGGACTAGCCAATGGTCTTTCTGATGAAGAAATCGACGAATATTGGGACGATGCAAGAGACTACATCGGCTTCAAAATCCAGCAGAAAAAGAACAGGTCTAATTGATTTGTACAACTATGCCGAAGAGAAAGGCATAGTTGTTGACTGGGTTCCCATGCGTAGGGCGGACTCTCTTTCTGCCGAGTTGCCAGATGGATCGCTTTGTATTGCCATGGATCCTTGGAAGATGGAGAGCATATCGAAAGAGACTGTTGCTCTTGGACATGAACTAGGGCATTGTTGTACTGGCTCTTTTTACAATCGCTTTGCAAAGCGGGACATCATGCAGAAGCATGAAAATCGAGCTGATAAGTGGGCCATAAAGAAGCTTATCCCTGCGGAAGACCTGGACTCGGCTATAGCAGAGGGCCATACAGAGCTTTGGGATCTGGCTGAATATTTTGGTGTGACTGAGGACTTCATGCGCAAAGCCGTCTGCTGGTACACGCACGGGAATCTAGCGACAGAATTGTATTTTTAGTAACCTGCCGCGGAGGAGCAGTAAAATAGAGAGGAGGGGACTAGAAACATGGCTACCAATTCTGTTATTGCAGAGAAGTTGCTTGATAAATCCAAAGAAGCTTTCCTTTTAGCTATTGAGGTATACAATAAACCGTCTATCCGATACAGGGTCGAGGGGTTTAGCTTTTTTATCTGTAACGCCTGGGAGCTTATGCTCAAGGCTCACATCATCAATACATTAGGTGAACATGAAATTTATTATAGGGATAACCCAAATCGCACTATTACGTTAGAAAATTGTATTAAAATAGTTTTTACAAATGAGCATGCCCCAATTCGCAAAAACCTATTGCGCATAGTCGAGCTTCGGAATACAAGTACTCATTTTATCGTGGAAGAATATGAGATGGTATATATCCCCCTTTTTCAAGCATGTATATTTAATTTTACGGAAAAAATGTCTGAGTTTCATGGGATAGATATGACATCCGTAGTCCCGCAAAATTTTTTAGCGCTATCTGTGAGTATGTGTGGGTTAAACGAAGCAGAGATAAGGGCTAAATACCCAGGGCAAATCTCAGAAAAATTACTATCAACAAGCAAAGTAATTGATTCAGAAATTTTGCATAATAATAGCGATTTTGCTATCCGTGTCGAACATTATCATTACCTTACAAAGGATAGGCGAAAGGCTACAGAAACCTTTGGTATAGCGAATGATTCGGATGCAAAAATACAAATAATTAAAGAACTTAAAGACCCAAACGACTCTTTTAAATATACCGCTAAAAAATGCCTAAAAGAGGTAAATAGCCGGCTTTTACGGGCTAAAGTTCAACTGCTATACAATGGATCTGCGGTCTCCTTCAATATGTATCACTTCAATTTATTTACTACTTACTACTCCATGAAAGAAAACCCTAAATTTTGCTACATATTTAGGGTCAATGCTGCGCCGACATATAGCTATTCGATTCAAGCCATCGACTTTATTGCGGATGAAATAAAAAAAGACCCCAGAAATATTATCCGAAGTCTCAAAGAGCAGCTAAAGAAAAAAAGACGCTAACCCCAGGAGCTTGGGATTCTTGGTGATGCCACCTACTCCCATTCGGGAACCCAGCTTTTATCCTTCACGAGTTAGCTTGGCTATAGTATATACAAAACAAAGGTGTTTGTCAATGTAATATGTTGTAAGAAACCGCCCCCGGTGCTACCAACACCGGAGGAGAATACGATACAGGATGCTACCAACATCCTGTACCAAGCAAAATGCCCCAGCCGCAAAACCAAGGCACCTTTGCGCCCTTACAGTGCCCCATAGAAGCCATACAGTCCAGTGGCAACTTCTGCGGACTCTAAACGCGCTTGGGCTAGTTCACTCGCCTGCTTGCCATTTATCCGGGCCAGAGCACAGGCATCATTTTCATAGTATGCTTTTAAGTCCCGCATTGCCTCAATGGTGGCTGTGAGGATATCCGTGGGGATAGAATATCTTACATCCTCCAGTTTCATGTATTACCCTCCTTCATATTGTTTTTCAGTTGTCAGGAATCCCATCCTTGTACCCGGCACGGCCTTGACGACGCTATACTGAACTTGGCCCGCATTTTGCGGACTTCCCTATCCAGCAGGTATCCTGTCTGATTATTCAGTTGTAATAGAGCATTTTCTGTCAACTATAATAACCTATCTCTAGGTCAAAGTAAATGCAGAATAATGACCAATATTTAGGTCTACTCTTTGTGTATAATTGACCTATCTTTAGGTTTTCGCAGTGACTTTCAGATGCTACTATAGGAGTTGGACGTGTATGGCAATATCTTTTAAAAAACTATTAGTCCTGCTAAATGAACGACAAATCAGTCTATACCATTTAAAGCGCGATAAAGTTATCGGAACAGCAACACTAGATAAAATTAGAAAAGACGAAGGGAATATAGATACTCGCTCAATAGACCGTATATGTGATTACTTAAATTGCCAGCCTGGAGATATTATGGAATTTATTAAAAAATAAAAGAACCGCCCTGGGCTGGCACCCAAGGCGGTTCTAGAGGAGCAGTAAACTTTGTACGGCCTACTGCTCCTCTATTTTGCCATGCAAAAGGAGGAAAGTCAATGTATACTGGTAAAAACCCCAATGGGGAAGGTAGTTTGAGGCAAAGAAAAGACGGTCGTTGGGAGTTTCGCGTCAAAGTTGAAGGTCGCACCACCCCCCTCTCCTTTTACTCCAAAGATAAAGATGGCCGCGGTGCCAAAAAGAAATACAGGGACTGGCTGAGAGAGAGTGGCGGCGAAGCGGTTGAGAGCGTCAAGACTGTAGAAAAATGGACCCGCACTTGGCTTGAAGTCAGTAAAAAGGGGCGTGTCGCCCCCAAAACATACGAAAACTATGAGTATTATATCGAAAAATTTATTTTACCAGAGATCGGGCGTATGAAACTGGATTCCGTGCGGCCTGTACACATCGAACAGATCTTTGCAAAGGCTGCAAGTTTATCCCACTCAGCTCGAAATGAGATCAAGGTCTGCCTCAACGGTATCTTCAAGTCCGCACGAAAAAACCGTCTGTGTAAGGCCAATCCAGCAGAAGATATATCCCTCACCCGGGACCCAGCGAAACCCCCAAAGGTACATACCCTAGAGGAAGTACGTGCCATCCTCACTTACGCTCCCTCTCACAAATGGGGGGCTTATGTGGAATTGGCCCTCTATACCGGACTGCGCACCGAGGAGCTGTGCGGCCTCATGTGGTCCGATGTTGATCTCCAAGCTGGTACCCTCACCATTCGCCGGGTAGTAGCCGAGGTCGAGAACGACGACCCAGACGCTCTCATGCATCCAGATAAGACAGGCCAAGTGAAGCGTCGCCGAAAGTACGCCTTGGTCGATACTACCAAGAGCCGGAGAGAACGCGTGGTGGCCCTAAATGACGCAGGTACCGATGTGGTTAAGTCAATCCCCAAAAACGGCCTTTATGTCCTCCCAGGGCCTGACGGCGGATTCTTGAGGCCACCTGTATTCGCCCATCGTTATGCCGCCGTCCTTCGGGATCTTAACGCCACTCTACCAAAGGATCAGCAGGTGCAACAGCTTTCTCCGCACAAAGCCCGACACACTTACGCCACAGCCTTGTTGGAGGGTGGAGCTAGTATTCGCTCAGTGCAGGACCAGTTGGGTCACGCCAAATTATCCACTACCCAAATCTACACTCATGTGGACTTGGAGGCCCGAAAGAATAATGTAGTCAAGTTGGCATACTAAGTGCCAGCTTCCTCCATTGCTTTGTCTATCGCCTCGTTTATAAATCTATTTGTACTTTTCCCTTGAGACTTTGCATATTCTGCAATTATCCGTCGCTTTCCCTTCGGTACAATGAGGTCAATTCTGTCATACGCCTTTTTGTTATAGCGAGAGGTCGCTTCCTTCTGTGCCTCTGAGTATGCCAATGACCTCACCCCTTTTCATGGTATGGTCATTATACTTATACTACTGGAAGTATTGTATAATTCCATAAGTATATATTTGTTATAAGTAACCGTTTTTATACTTATGGAAGTATGATATAATAAGAAAACCGGGTAGGAGTTGGTGCCTCCTACCCGGCAAGGACTTACTCTAGCATATCCAGAACGGCATCTTTTAGGTGCAGCGGTGAGAGGCTATACCTGTTGAATGCCATGACCATGCGAAAGACCAGTTCCGCATCGGTCGATACGTCCTGGAGGATCTGCACGGGGCCTTGATGGAGCAGGCCATAAGCTACGATATCGTAGCTATAGTACGTGCCGACCTCTGGGGCGTATTTTTTTCTTCTAAAGATAAAGTAAGAAATAGGCAAGATGTTTCATCCTTTCTCTCTTTCTATTAGGATGCATCAAGCCTTTGGAGGCCCCCGACACCGTACCGGAGGGCCTCTTTTTTCTACCCAAATTCTGACCCAAATATTTAAGTTTTTAATTGATTTATTTGGGTCAGTTTGGATAATTTGAAAAAATAGGAAATTGGCTGTATAGCCATTCCAGGCGCTCTGCCAGCGCATAGAAAAATCCCCCGCATCTATTGGGATGCAAGGGATTTACAAAATAAAACGCCCCACCTACTGGCAGGACGTTTTATTGGTGGAGGAGGGTGGATTCGAACCACCGAAGCGAATCGCAACAGATTTACAGTCTGCCCCCTTTGGCCACTCGGGAACTCCTCCGTATGAACTTGTTGGAGCTGGTGGACGGACTCGAACCCCCGACCGGTTGATTACAAATCAACTGCTCTACCAACTGAGCTACACCAGCATACCAGCTCGTCCACAGCGAAGGTTAGTTTAACAGACACGGAGGGATTTGTCAAGGGAAAGTGGTATATTTTTTTACAAATTTTTTTCGGGAGGAATGTGCCATCCAGCCAGAGGTATGGGCGGATCCGCTGCGGGATGTGCAGCGGGTTCCGCCGCGGGACTGGTGCCCCCGGTGCCGCTCAGAGCTCTACAGCGGGGAGCGGGAACTCTGTCCCGCCTGCCTGGCCGAGCTGGAGCGCGGCCGCACACAACAAGAGGAGGAGAACAGACACACAAATGACCTTACTGGAATTATCGGGCGAATACCGCGCCAGTGCCGCCGCCCTGCGGGAGCGGGTGCTGCTCCTGGAGCACCGGCTGAGAGGGGTGGACGGGGACGGACGCCGTCTGCTGGAGGGGCGTATCCGGCTGCTGCGCGCCATGGGCCGGGAGGCCCGGGAGCTGGCCGTCCTGTGTGAGCGCTACTACGAGAGGGGGTACTGCCGCAATGGCAAATACACGCTATAGGCGGGGCGGGGCCTACGCCGCCGACATGGCGGTATACGCCCGCGCCATGGCCGCCGATAACTCCGCCCAGCTCAGCCGGGTGAAACGCAACCTGGTGCGGGCGCTGCGGGAGGACGTGACTCCCCGCCAGCGGGAGGTGCTGCTGCTCTACTACGCCGAGCAGCTCAACACCCGCCAGATCGGGGAAAAGCTGGGGGTGGACAAGTCCACCGTAGCCCGCACCATCAAGCGGGGGGAGGCCCGGCTGCGCCGCTGCCTGCGGTACGGCGCGGAGGCCTTTCTGAACGCGGCGGCGGAGGGACCGCCCTGATTTTTCTACACCCACGGAGTGGGTGAAAGGTTGAATGGCCGGCCGTTCCGTGGTATACTGTCTCCCGAATGAAAATCGCCGTTTTTCGCAAAGGGAGGCCGAGGCATTGGAACTTAATCTCACACAGAAGCAGGTGCAGACCCTGTCCCCCCAAATGATGCAGTCCATGGAGATTCTACAGATGGGCTCCCAGGAGCTTCTGGAATACATCGAGGAGGCGGTGCAGGAAAACCCGGTGCTGGAGCCGGAGG